GCATTTGGTAAACAGCTTGGTGTCGGCCCTACGGCCAAAATGCTCAAAGCCGTAGCGGGCAAAGATCTTTCCAACCCCGCAGACGTAGCCGAGGTCAGACAGATACTGGAGGCTTATGCGTCGGGCAAGCCTGCTGTCGGTGCCGCAGAGAAGATCGAAGCGTTCCTCAACCGTCCAGAGTTTCAAATTGCCGAAGCGGAGGTGCCAAGTGAACCTACTACAAGACCTGACGTTGGAGCAGTTGGGGCTGGCGTTCCAAGTGTTAGCGAAGGCGCAGGAGATGTCGGAGGTGGAGGTGCCCCCGCAGTTGGAGAGTCTATCGGACTCGGACTGGGCGAGACTGGAGATGTTACTGGACAGCCTGCTACTGGAGAAGAACGCGTCCGTTCTGCACTAACCAGCCATAAACAACGCGCTGAATTCGCGCGGGCGTTAGGCAGTGTAGTGCCCCAAGATACAAAACTTCGTGGGCGAGCAAATCTCCCGGCGCAACGTGCGGTACTCGCGGAAAACTTCTCTGGAGTGTTGGACGCGCTAGAAAAGAGCAAGAACAAACTTGTTGCTGAGATTGCCCGACGCGCAAGGGGGCTTAAAACCCGTATTGGTATCGACAAAACCGCATATGAGCAGTATGAAGTTGAAGATACCTTTGCAAATCAGCGATCCATTGACGGTGCGAAGATGCACTTGGGGTTGCTTGAAGCACTGCGTGAGTTGGCTCCAGTAGTTGACCAGTTACCCGAAGGGTCACAGCTTCCGTTTGAGATTCGGGATGCACGGGTTCCGGCGTTTGAGAAGGGTAAGGAGCGTGGCCGCATAAGCCTAGGGTATGTGGCAAAGTTCAATAACAGCATGTTTGCGCCGCTTGGATTGTCCGAAGAGCAGGCTAAGCTTACGACTAAAGAAGACTTCCAAGCTTTGCTGGACGCCTTTGAGCGTGTTACCCAAGATATTGGTGAAGATGACTTACGCCTTACATCTACAGCTTCAGCGCGTCGTATAGGTGCCCAAGGGGCATACGACCCAAAAGCGGATAAAATTTCTGTCACTGATGAGTTTTTCGCTAGGGACGAAACAGTGTTGGCGCATGAAATCGTTCATGCACAAGTTCTTCAGGCGGTCGCTAATCCGACCCCAGCGCAACGCCCTGCGGTACAGCGGCTTAATAAGTTGTACGAGCATGTCAAATCACATCTGGAATCTATAAAAGGTACAGATGCGTACTTTCAATATGGTAGGCCGCTGCCCTATGGCGTTACTAGCGTGCAGGAGTTTATCTCCGAAGGGATGGCGAACCCCGAGTTCCAATACATGTTGTCCCGAATTCCGTATGAGAACACTACGGTGTGGGATAAGTTTGTTGCAGCTATTGCAGAAATCTTGGGGCTAAAGAACGATAACGCGCTTACCGAACTGCTCACGGTCTATAGCGACCTGACCCAGCAAAAACCGGCTGCTAAGCCAAAAAAGAAAGCCAAAACTGAAGCCCCCGCCGCTGAAGCACCCGCAGTTGAAGAGGCGGAAACGCCTATCGGTGGGTTGGGGGGTATGGCCGCGCAGTTGGTTACACTTGCCCCCGCAGGGGCTAAAGCCCCTAGAGCACCAAAGAAAGCGGAGCCGCCAAAATCTTTGTCTGTGGGATTGAATTGGGTCGCTCCTAAGAAGTTGTCGTTACCCGTCCACCGTGGCCCTGACTTGGATTCTGTTGGTAAAGATCTTGCCATCAGTGGTGACTTGCGTGGGCTGATCGACCATCTCCAAGCGCGGACCACGAACCCCATAGTCCGGGGGATGCTCGCCAAAATCAAACGGTTGAACCTTAAGACGAAGATTGTCGTTAGGAATCCTGAAGGCCCGATGGCCTTGCGCACTCCTGAGTTTCAACGTTGGTTTGGGGATAGCAAGGTTGTCGATGAAAATGGCAATCCGCTGGTGGTGTATCACGGTACAAAAGCATTTGAGGAGCATGGCGATAGAAAAGGCGAAGCTATTCGCCAGTTTGCTGGCTTACCAAATTGGTTTGCTGAAGAGGCATATACCGCTCGCGGTTACACTGGTGCAGAAGGCACGATGTATCCTGTGTACTTGTCAATAAAAAACCCATTGACAATTACAAATTTTGACATGAACGATGACGCAATGTTTGCGTATGCTTTGGCTAGACGGCTTGGTGTTGATGTCGAATTTCTGTACCTTGGGAGAGATGCAAAAGCCTACAACGTAGTAAATACCCCGCAATTTGTTGAAGCGGCGCAGGAGGCAGGATATGACGGCATTAAAGTTAAAGAGGGTGGTTACAACACCTACGCCGCTTTTGAGCCCACACAAATTAAATCCGCCATTGGCAATGTAGGAACTTACGACCCTAACAATCCGGACATTCGTTACGCCTCCAACAAAGCTGGTTCATTTGACCCCCGCACCAACACAATCGCGCTGGACCCCGATAACGGATTGAACGAACACACGGTGCTGCACGAGTTGATGCACGCTGCTATTTCCCATGTGTTGCGCAACCCAAGTCTGCCGATCACCAAGCAACTGACCGAACTGTTTGATGGAATACGAGGTCAGATGGGTACTGCCTATGGTGCCCAAGACATTCAGGAATTCACGTCTGAGTTGTTTAGTAACCCAGAATTCCAAGCACTGCTCAAAGAGATCAAGGCTCCTAAGAGCGGCAGTCTGTTCAAACGGATTGTGCAAGCACTGGCAAACTTCTTTGGATTTACCAAAGGTACAAGTGCCTATGACCGGGGCATGAAGCTCATCAACGACGCACTGGACATTTCTGCTGATGTGGAACCGTCTGTGAGCGACATGATGTTCCTTGGCACACCAAATCTCATGCGCGAAGCGTTTAATGTCGTGGGGGATATTGGTCGTGCGATGCCATCGTTAGCTGGACGCACCGTAGAAAGCACCAAAAACTCTCTGTCGAACGCCCCGTCGGATTTGAAATCCATGGCGCTCAGCCTTTTGCGGCTGGACAACCTTAACACCATTTATGGGAAAGAACTGCCTTCTATCCAGACTCTGACCGACAACATCGAGTTGCGTAACGGAATGCAGGAGAAGGCGATTGCGGAAATCAATAAGAACTACAAGTTCTTTGCGGAAACGCAGAAGAAATTCCCGGCTCAGTTTAAGGTCATGGAAGACATGGCCTACGATGCTCGCTTGGAAATGGCGGACCCCAAAGATCCAGACTTCCTAAAACAGACTGGGCTGAGCGCCAAACAACAGCAGGAATATCGACGGCTGCGCAACATCTACAACTCCTTACCCGCAGATGTGCGTAAGACCTACGACATGATTCGGGACGCTTACACTAAGGCGATTGACGACTACGAAGCCATGCTGGTGGGCGATCCCGACAAAGGTATTCCGGGACTTGTCGATTCCTCAGTCGCTGCCAAACTTAAGCTGCAATTCCAAGCCAAGAAGCGGCAGATTGCCTACATTCCATTTCTGCGTAGGGGCGACTTCTGGGTTGAGTACGACATAGACGGGGAACGTGCGGCTTCCGCTTTCCAATCAATCCGTGAGCGTGACCGCTTTATCCGGCAAGAACTTGCGCCCAAGGGCGTCCAATACCGGATGTACCAGAACATTGAGAACCAAAGCTTCCAACAGGGTACGTTGCCACCGACCAGTTTCATCGTGGGGGTGATGGCGGACCTAAACAAGCAAGGCGCTAGTCAAGAGATTAAAGATAACGTCTATCAGGCGTATCTGGCGCTGTTCCCCGCTGCATCCATCTCCAAGAACTTTATGAAAGCCGACAATGTTCGGGGTATGGAGCGGGATGTTGCACGGGGGTATGCGGAGACCATGGTTAAATGGTCCCGTAAATTGGCTAATACCAAGTACGCTGGTCCTATCAATCAAGCGTTCGACGCTATTGACGGGGAAGCTGAAGCGGTAAATGACCCGAGTGTATATGCCGCTGCGCAGAATATTCGTAACCGGCAAAACTTTATCAATAACCCAACGTATAACAAGCTAACGTCCGCAGCCACGAGCCTTAGTTATTTCACGTTCATCGCGGGTAACGTGTCCTCGGCACTGGTGAACTTATCTACGTTGCCTCTGTTCGCATGGCCTATGCTGGGGGGACGGTTTGGGTTTGATAAAGCTACGTTTGCACTGACGGGCGCGACAAAAATTGCGAGTATGTATGCGCTCAAAAAGAAGGTTCCGGGTAAGTACGCAAGGCTGTTTGATGTATTAAATGACCATGCGCAGTTGGAACATACGATGGCGCGTGAGGTGCTTGAGGGGCGTAGGCAAACCACCGCAGATTATCTGGGGTTCAAAGCTAGGGTAATGGACCTCATCTCTAAGCCGTTCCATATTTCTGAGGTGATGAACCGGGGGGCTACCGCAATCGCGGCGTATGAGTTGGCGCTGAAGGGCAATCCCGCGCTGAAGATCCCGGCTATGAACGAGGCGGATGCCATCAGGTATGCGCTGAGCGCCGTGAAAGATATGAACACGTCAGGCTTGTCTGCCAGCGCCTCGACATACATGCAGCACCCGCTTGGTCGCGTGATGCTTACGTTCAAGTCGTTTGCGTGGAACCAAGCTGCGTTGATCGCACGGGCCTTCCATCAGAGCGTTAAGGGTGAGTCCCCTGAAGTTCGCAAAGAAGCCTTTAGGCAACTAGTCGGCACCTACGGAATGGCGATGGCTCTTGCGGGGGCCAACGGGATGCCCTTTATGGGGGCCGCTTCGGTTTTGGCGAACATGATTAACGCCCTGCTCGGAGATGATGACGAGCCGTTTGATTTTGATGTGCTGATGCGCCAATGGACAAATGAGTTGTTCTACAAAGGGTTGCCCAACTACTTTCTGAATTTGGAAGTCTCTAACCGTATCGGTGTGGCAAACGATCTACTCTTCCGTGATGACCCCCGTGGCGTTGCTGAGGATGGCTACGTGATGACTGCGCTTAGGCAGTTGGCTGGCCCTCTTGGGTCTTACGCAGTGGGCGTTGAGAACGGGGCAAAGCTTATGCGGGAAGGCAACGTGCAGCGGGGGATCGAGGCCGTACTTCCCAGCTTCTTACGGAATGCGCTGAAGGGTGCGCGGTATATGTCCGAGGGCGCACTTACCCTCAAAGGCGACCCGATTGTCGATGATGTTTCCGTGTACAACGGAGTCATGCAGATGCTTGGGTTTACTCCCGCAGACCTGTCTCTTGCCTACGAAGATGTATCTATGCGGAAGGGGTATGAGCGAGAGATCTTGGCGCAGCGCAAGCGGTTGCTGGATAAGAACGAGATAGCCCGCACTACCGACGATTACGACTTGATGGAAGAAGTCCGGGAAGAGATCGCTCGGTTCAACGACAGGCGCATCGACCCGAAAGCGCGGATCAGTTCCGATACCCTGCGGCGGTCCATAAAGGCAAGGGAAGCTGCCGAGAAGAGCATGATCAACGGGGTGCGTTTTAATAAGCGGCTGATGCCCGAAATCACCGACCTGCTGGAAGAGGAGTGAAAAAAACCCCGGCATTGCGCCGGGGTAACATCTTCTCTAGGAGGAGAAGGAGAGTGCAGTGCGATTATAGGCTACACCCTCCAGACCCGCAATCCATATTTCCCGTTCTCAATAACGTGTTTACACAAGATACCCACCTTCATACGGCGTGCTTCTGATTCTACAAACCGCTGCGTGAGTTTGCGGTCGATACAAGGCACGAAGAACGACGTGTCTGGTTGGAATTTAGCCCAATCAATCAGTAGTGGTAGGCCCAGTATCTTCATCTTTGAGTAGCACCGTATCGTCAAAGAACTCCAATCTGGAGGTATCGAAGCACAGGCAGTTCACCGCAGCTTGGGTGTTGGCGACAGTGCCAGCGGTCATGCGTTTTTTCTTGATCTCCACCAGCGCCTTAGTCTTGTGATATGGGGCCAGTGATTCATCAAAGTTCATAAAGTTCTTGGCGCAATCATCCCGGTACGCCTTGGTCATTACGTACAGCATCTTGGTATCTGGTTCGTATCGTGCGGTCAAAGCCCCACGGGGTTCGCGGATCGGGCCGTGCTCAAGGCCGGTGTGCTTATCACTCTTGCCGTTGATTACTAAAATCTCGTGGAAGTGACGTTGCAGGAACCCGCCGAGGTACTCATCAGCGTCGAACATGTGCTCCCGATTTTTTGCACGTGTGGTCTGTATGAGATTGATCCCAAAGTCGAACACCGGCTTTATCTCAATATCGTGCAGCCCCAGCTTCTTAGCGATAGACCCTCCAGTTACAGCAAGCATCACCGCTGTTGACCAGTACCGTTCTGTGTTGCGCACCGTTGCGGCGGCATCGACTTTCTCGTGAATACCCCGCATCATGTCCTGTACTGACGGTAGCTGAGAAACAATAGTTTGAGCGAACGGCTCGGCGGCATGCCCGTAGTTGGTCAGCAGTTGCGCGAAGTGGTTCCGCGACCAGCTTGTATCTGCCCCCTCTTCCGGCTTTATGGGGATCTCAAGAACACGGTTCAACTCCCCATCTGGAAAGCTCTTTATAGAGAGTAACGCGTCGGGGACTGACCTATTGCTTGAAGAAATTACACAGGTAGCAAAGCTTGTGTGGTTCAGGCGCTCAGCGTTTTCATGCTGCCTCATCCGGTTCTTACCTCGGCTGGATGTCACGTCATAAATCTGTTGGGACATTTGATCCGGCGGCATATTGGTGATTTCGTCCAGAGTCACGGCGAAATTACGCATGGTCCCAAAGCGTTGCATGCGGGAGTTGTATGTATCTTTTGGGTACAGCAGGAGTTCTTTGGGTCTGCCGTAGATACTGTTGATCGCATGCAGAACCGTAGTCTTGCCTGACCCTGACTCGCGGCTCATCAAGTTGAGCAAGAAGCCATCGAGCGGCGTGAACTTCATCAGCATAGCCCCAAAGCCCATGAAGAATGCGAATGCGCGGCCCTCCATTCCGGGTCTGTTGTATGCGTTGATGATGTCTTTCCACACGTGGAAATCACCTTTGGCGGTGAACAACGGCACCAGCGGTAGTGTCGGTGTGGAGGGGGGACTGTAGACGATTTCAGTCGCCCGAATCTCCCGGTCTCCAAGAATGATGGCTGAATTATCATCAACCCACCCGAACTGCTTGTGCGCTTTTTCTGCTTGAGAATTCATTTGTAGCTCCTCTACCCACTTAGTCACGTACCACATAAGAATGTCCTGCTGCTTGCTTAAAACGGCGACGCCTTTGGATGCGATTGCTTCCCTAAACTTGTCTTTTGCCAGTACCGATGCCAGCGGCATGATGAACTCCCTCACCCCGTCCTTGGGTAAGTGCAGCCGCAAAAGCAAAGTCTCCCCGGCGTCCGGGTCCAGCATTCGTTTGACGACGTAAAAGTCGTATGGATAAACAACTTCGTCTTTGTCGTTTCCGTCCGCATCTTTGCTGCGAATGAACACACCCCCGCTCTTGCCCCTGAAGAATGGGAACGGATACTTCGGGACTACATATTCTTTTACTTCCTGTGTAGCAGCTTCGACCCCGACGACCTTGCTGTCCTCTTCGGTTGCCTCTACGATCTCTTTCCCAAGTTGTATGGGGGACGTGATCTTGAGTGTGCAGCCTTCGCACAGGCTCGGGTTTAAGCGTTTGAACGTCTCACAGGTGTATGGACCCTTTGTCTCGTTGGCTTTCCTCTCGGTATCCTCGGCGTTGTACTCCGGGTACCCCTTACTGATCGCGTGGATTGCTTTATCTCTGTCCACACATTGCTGCGCAATCGACAGTCCCGCCCGCCATAGTGGCTCGTCAATCGTGGATTGGTTCTCGTAGATGTTCGCTATCTGTGCGCAGCCGGTGCCTTCTACCGATTTAATCAATATGGTCTTGAACCGAGACTGGCTTGACCCCATCAGGGCGAGTGTTACCGGGTCCAGCGGGCGTTTCTGAAACGTCTTTGTCAGTGCCTCTAGTACGTCCTCATCTGGCTTGAGGAGTTCCGCCATAACTTCATTGGCTACGGGCGGCGCTACATACAGAAAATCTACCGGGATCGGATTAGTCGGATCTTTTACGTGCAGCGTGAGCGGTACTCGCAGCACCCGTGCAGCATCGGCGGGAACTGCGTAATCAATATCAAACTTGTCTGCGGTACACAGCTTCTTTAGCTGCTCAGCTAACGGCTTCCACTCGGTGCGTGGCATGGCTTCTTCAAGCACCCAGTAGACATGCGCACCCCGCCCGGATCGAATCAATGTCGGGCGTGGAAGTTTGTGCGTCCTACAAAATGCTTTGAGTGCGACTAGCCCATCTTCCAACGTGTCGTATGGCTTACCGGGACCACAATCGAGGTCAATAAAAAAGCTCTTCAGAGATACCGCATTTGCAGCAAACCGCCCATTTTTGGCAGCAGCAAACTTCGCCACCGCAAAAAATACGTTAAAGCCTTCATCCCCAAGGGCTGTGGACTTCGCATCGAGATCATCAAGGTCAATCGCGGGGCGCTGCTTAACTACTTCCCGGTTGTTGACTATCTTTAGACCCCAGCTAAAGTAGCACTCCCCTTCGTCCAGAGGCGGGAGTATTAATTGTAAAAACTCCTTGCGTGAAAGCATGGCCGTCCTTAACGCGCCGTCAAAGAGAGGTTGGGCAGGGGCGTGACGGCGACACCCTTTTCGGTAGCGAACCTAGCCCCCTCAAACCTTCAAGCTAACTTCTTTATTAGCTCACTCATACGATCTTGGTGCTTATCGGAAACAACAGACACGCCGCTAAACCAGTTGTATACGGTCACGCGACTAACACCGAAATACTTGGCTATGTCTTTTACGGGGATGTCGAGCCGCACACATAGCTGCGCGAGGCGCACTCCCAGTAGCTTCTGATCTGCATCGTCAATCGTCTTGATGGTTGTCAGTGAATAGCCAGTAGGCATTACTGATCATCCCACTCGTCAAGGATCTTGCTCAGGTCTTTCTTTTCTGCCGGTGCTTCATCTTTCTTTGCGGCTCGTTTTACCGGCTCTTCTACAGCTTCGACCTCTTCCGCTACCTGCGCTGACGGTTTAGCCTCCAGCCTCGGGGCAGCTTTTACTCCGTCCGCTTCTGCGACCGTCATAGTGATAGCGCGTTTCGCTGCGGGGGACGCCCCTTGCTGGATGACTGTCTCATGCTCGTGTGGCTCCAGCACACGAACCGGTTTGAACGTAAGCTTGGGCGTCGCGCTGCTGGTGTCGAACCGCATCTCAGTCACTACCGCCGTGACCGGCACGCCTTTGCTGCCAATCATCTTTGCGTACATCTGCAACGGCCATTTACCAGCTTCGCCGCTACCGAAAATTGATGCCCCCGGAAGGGTAAGCTGAAACACGTCGCCACCAATGTCGTTGGCTAATACGACTGCCAGCCTTTGACTGAAGCGGCATGCACGGCTCTCGCCCTGACCGGAACCTTTAGCGTTCTGCGGGCAATCGAAACACCGCTTAGCTTGTGGGTTCTTAGCCTTGTCACTGGGTGTATCCCCATTGGCCGACCAGCAGTCGGGAGCAGTAACTTCACCGCCTTCGGAATACTGCTTAGCGTAGAACGTGCGCGATACCTTCTCGGCTGCGGCTGCGATCACCACATTCATAGCGCGATCTTCGTTCTTGGCGACTTCTTTGCCGTTGACCATCATGCGCCACACACCGCCCTTGATGGAAATCCTCTTGGACTCACCGCCGCTTGAGCCGCCCATCAGGGCTTTGGTAGCGTCATCCAGTTGAAGTTCCTTTAGGTAGGAAGGAAGCCCTTGGTCCAGCACTGCGAGTTCGTTGCTCATTTGTTGCTCCTTAGAAAGTAGTGGGTTGTGCGATTGCGCGGGTGAGGGACATAAAACCTTTTTGTAGGTCAGTTTTGGCGATGGCGACCCAACGTTTGTCCGTTTCGCCCATCTGGTCTAGCGATACGATGAGTTCCCCGGCTTTTGCGGCCAGTTCCTTCACGCCGTTTATGCAAGCGATCTCGTGCTCATTGAGTTCACGGCACCCCTTAATTTCTCGGTGTTGGTTTTCCATTGCACTCTCCTTAGCGTTTGACAATCACAACTGTTTGAGACACATCCGCGTTTAGCCCCGGAGGATGTAGATCGGGGTTCTCTTCGAGAAACTGCTCCATGTTCGCCGTGTTGATGCGTTGGTACAGCAACTGCATGGCGTCTTGGTCTTTGACGAATTTATAGAAAGCATCCCAGTCGGTAGGCCAAAACCGCTTGGACGTTCTTCTTGAGACGGTTCCGTATTCGGTGCGTATCGTAGAGGCACCCTGCTCTTTGCAGATCTCCAATAACTGTTTGGCAATTATGTCTAATTGCTCTTCCAGTTCCTTGTCCTGCTTAGCAAGTTCCCTACGTCGCTCACGAATCTTGACGTAGACTTTTGTGAGTTTGTCGGCGGTACACGCCTCTGTTTCTTCGATCACTGCACTCTCCTTCGCTTGTAAAAGGAACCCCTATTATAAGGGTGTGGTTTACATTGTCAAGTATCTTCGATCACATTTTTATAAAGGTCTATGACCCTCGTGTGGATGTCCACTTTTTCTGACAGCATCTTGTAGACACGATGCTCGACAGGGCTTCCTCGTAGATGCACCACCGTACAGGGGTTGCGTTGCCCAGCGCGATGCACTCGTGCATTGGCTTGCAAGTATGTTTCGATGGAGGTGATCGGCCCCCACCATACTACGACATTCGCGGCGTGTAGCGTCACACCATGTGCGGCGGCTTGTGGTTGGATCACAAGCACTTGAGGGTCGGGTTCCGTCTGGAACCGCGCAAAAATCTCGGTGCGCTTAACGGCGCTGACTCCACCGTGGATGACCTCGGCTGCAATCTTACGCTTCTTAAGTTCGTCCGAGATGATCTCAATCGCGTGTTTGAACGGCACGAACACGATCACCTTATGACTCGCCTCGTCGATCACCTCGATCAGTGCTTCCATGCGGTTCTTCGCATCGAACGCAACTACCTCCCCAGTATCGGAGTAGACTGCGCCACCTGACAACTGCAAGAGCTTGTTCAGATTCGCGGCTGCGTTGACCGTGGTGATCTCTTCACCCGCTGCTACCGTCATCATGTTCTTACGGATGGCTTCGTAGAATTTCTTTTGTTGTGCAGTCAGTGGTACGTCCCGGTTCACGTAGGTCATGTCCGGAAGGTCGAGGCACTCTTCCTTCGTAAAACGTATTGCTGGTTGCAGCGCATCGTGTACTGTTTCTTCTGAGTTGCGCTTGGGCACCCACTTGAACTGTGTGATCTTGAGCATCACCATGTCACGGAACGCGCCGAAAAACTTGGGCACTCTGCTCGGCACGATGAGCTTGGCAAGTCCGTAAGCGTCCGTCGGTGACTGCGAGGCCGGGGTACCGGTCAACATCCAAACCCAAGTGTCGGCTCTAATTAAACTGGCCAGCGCCTTCCATCGTTTTGTGCTGACGTTTTTGTAGGAGTTTGCTTCATCGACCACGATCAGATCAAAAGCCGCAGCCTCGATCTCGTCTCGGATAATCTCCACCCCGTCGTAGTTAATGATAACGAACTCTGCATCGCTTTTAATCGCCTCGACGCGCCGCTCTTTGGAATAGCTATGGGCTATAGCTACTGTCCGGTGCATAGCGAACTTAAATAGGTCCGCTCCCCATGCTGACTGCATGATCGACAACGGACAAAGCACAAGCACCCGCTTAATGTGCCCTTCATTCAGTAGGTAGTCCGCAGCCCAGATAACGCTTGAAGTCTTGCCGGTGCCCTGTTCGTTAAAACAAAACGCCCGTCGATGCAAGGTCAGGAACGATGCGGTTTTCTTCTGATGGTCAAACGGTTTATACAACCCCGGCCATGCGTACTTGGCGCTAATCGGGGAGGGTACATTCTTGATGCGCAGATTCTTTAGCACCTGCGCTTCTTCCAGCCCCCACTTGACCAGCACTTCGCCTGAATCCAGCACCTTGGACTTCGGGATGACGGTTGTTATGCGGTTGGGTTCTCTGACCCTTAGCAGCAACGCTTTATCGTCTATGATTTGCACTCTTTCCCCATACGCCGACAGGCCGAAAGTGGTATTTCCACTCTCAGCCCAGAAACTGCTCTAGTTGTACTGCGTACTACTTTGCTTCGCGCTTGCTACGTTCGGACGTGAGGTTGCCCTTGCTGTCCCTGCGAAACGATCTGTTCTTCGCTTTGGATTCTACACGAACTCCGTCCTTCGTGGAACCCCCCTTGTCGATAGCCTTCGTATGGGCTACGTCCATGCCATCGCCCTTACGTACTTTGCCTTCGCGTAGCAGTTTGCGTCGGGCCGCGTTACGCTGGGCACGGTTCTTCTTTTGTTGCTCGGAGCCTTGATACGACTCATACTCATGGTCGTAGTTCCGGTCAGCTTTGTTCTTGTACGGCATCGCACACCTCTAATAAGTAACTTTGCCATTATGCACACAGTCCTTCACCGCGCAATACTGGGCGCAGGTGAAGTTGGGGCGCGGGTTCCACACGTTTAGCTCCATCGCCTTTTCCAGTCGGCTTACGTCCTCAATCCACTTCAGCCACTGCGCCCCGGCACTGCTTTTATTGTATTCGGCCTTAATGAATTCGTTGGCAACCACAAACAACAGCCCCGCCTTGATCCGTTTGACTTGTGGGAAGTGTTTGAAGGTTGCCAGCGACAGGATCTCCAACTGCTTGGTGTCGGCGTATTTAGCGGACTTGCTTGTTTTGTAGTCAACGATGTAGGCGCTATCGCCACGCAGCACAATCAAGTCGGCAATTCCACGCCACCAAACATTTTTATCGGAGAACTTACACGGTTGCAGATCCCGTGTCATCCCCATCCTGTACTCGCACAGCTTCTCGCCGTCCATGTCCCGTAGCTTAGTGAGCGGGGCCAGCATTTCTTGGTACTGCACGGGGATCGGAGTGCCATCTTTGATGAAGTGTTCGGCTGCACTGTGTACCTTCGTGCCGAAATGCAGGTGTTCCTGATACGGCTCCACAACATCTTTCTTTACCTTAATCCGGTAATACTTGTGCGGGCACAGCTTAAACGAATCAAGCGCCGAGTACGACCATTTAACATTCGCCATAATTACTCCCTACTCCTGACTCGCAGTTTAACGGTAGTGTTTGCGCCCAGTCTGGACGCCATCGCATACATTCTTCCACGTAGGCTTGCGCCACTGCGGCTTCTTCTACAGGCGCGATACAAGCAACTGCGTCGTGAACCGTCAATACCACGCGGTACTTATTGCTGATTTTGAGCATCTGTTCGGCAATCACACACCGGGCAACTGCTTGACAGATGTTCTCTACCAGCTTACCGCCGTAGATCTTGGTCGGTCCCTTACGGGTCTTGTACTCGTACTGCTCCTTACCCTCAGCGTCCGTTACTTTGGTCAGCCCCTCGTATCGTTGCCATAACCCGCTGGGGAGCTTAAATCCGTATTCCCTTGGATCAAACTGCACTGCGTCTACATCGCCAAAGCTAGAGGCGTTGCCGGTAATAATAGCCTCGATACACCGCTGCCCTTGGCTCCACAGTTTCGGGATCTTGGCATACGTAGTGCGGTACACCTCGATAATGCGCTTAGCTTCATCAAGTTCTATATCAGTACCAAACGTCTTTAGCTGCGCTTGGAACTTGACTGCGCCCATGCCGTATCCGGCACCGAGGATTGTGGTCTTGCCTACAAATCGCTCATCTTTGGAGATTTCGTCTTCTGCTTTGTTGTAGATAGCAGCAGCCATGATCTTGTATACGTCCTCTCCCCTGTCGAACGCACGCACCAAAGCAGTCTGCCCTGCCAGCCACGCCACCGTCCGCGCTTCGATCTGGCTTGAGTCGCAGTCGATTATCACGTACCCCTCCGGGGGTTTGATAGCGGCTTTCAGCTTACCGGCGTTCTGCCCCCGGCTTGGCAAGTTTTGCAAGTTGATCTTGTCGTCACCACCCCACCGTCCAGTGTGCGCGGCGTAATACTTGATGGGTACAGGTAGCTTGCCCCGCTTGCTTATATCAATAAACCGTTGGGTGCGGGTTTCTTCCAAAGTTGTTTTAGTGCCCAGCCTCGCTGACACCAGCGCCTGAACTCTTGGGTCGTCATGCTCGGCTAACGCTTTGAACTCCTCGTCGGTTTTCGCAAACGCCCAAGTTTCTTTTCCAGTACGGGCGGAGATCTTGCGTGGAGGGATTACTTTAAGATGTTTCAGTAAATCAGCGAACTGATCGTTGGACATCAACGTCTTTTTATCTGCGTTCGCAGCCTCTAGTAACCGCTCCTTCTTGGCCTTCACGTCAGCCAAATGCTGCTCCAGCAACGCCGTATCTAGTTCAAGCTCGGGGTCGATGAACATCTTTAGAGTAGTGTCGATGACTTTAAGCTCCTTCTTGGGGAACGGCCCCAATAAAACTTGGAACAGATCGTAAGTCAACGCCACATCGTTACGGCAGTATCTTCCGTAATTCTCCAATTCTTCTTGAGAGAAGTCGGCTCGACGCTTGCCCAGCGCATCGAGTACCTCGGTGCCTTTCTCCCCAAGGTTATACCGTTCTGCCAGTGCTTTGAGACTACCTCCCGCATCGACCCCGTGGATCGCACGTGCCATACATAGTGTGTCGAGCCATCCTTTTGCGGTAATGCCGAATCGCCATGACAGGATTGCCCCATCAAACATCGTGTTGTGCGCCAGCACCAGCGAGTTAGCCCAATCGAACCCTCGCAAAAACTTGCGCGTCTCGTCCATACTCCCCGAGAACCACGCGGTCTCCCCGTCATCAACCTTTACCGCGACCCCGATAACCTCAAACTCATCGGCACGTACGTACTCCTCTGTCGTCATCTTGGACAGGGAGTACGCCTTGTCGTAGTACGTCTCAAAATCGACGGTAATGATCATAGTACCGAGCCTAGATGCCGGACCATGTTTAGAGCTTTTTCCGTGGGGACCAATTTGCGTACGCGTAGGTTCTCCTCGTCGCCAATCCGAGAAATCCAACCAGCTTTAATTAACTTCTTTACTCGCGTATGCGTAGTAGCTTGTGATGCTTCACTGAAATTTTTTATCAGGGTCATCGTAGGCACGTCGCCATGCCCTCGCATCCGCATCAACTCGTTAATGATCAGCGCGTCGGTGCTATCCAACCCGTACTCTGTGCGCAGCACCTTAGTGATTTGAGAAAAGTTATCGAGATTCATCAGTCTCTCCTTATTCGGTAATAGTACCGCCGATCCCGGCCTTGGTACCAAAATTCAACAACTCCAGCATCTTCAAGCAAGCACATGTATCGCTCTGCGTTGCTCTCACTCATCCTCATGGTTCGGGCGATGTCTTTTACGCTAACCGAATACCTGCCTTGTATCCGACGCCCGATCAGTCGGAGCTTTGCCGCACTCGGCTTGGCTCGTCCCGTTACTGCTTCTTGTTCATCACCTTGACGCATTTTTCGCACATGAATCGTGTGGTTTTGGATTCTTTCGGGTCAACAATCAGCACCCCGTTTGGGCTGAGCATATCGGTGATGCCGCAGAAAGCGATCCGGTACTTGGTTCCGTTTGCGGTTTTTTCAGCCGCTTGCAAATGGGTTTGCATTTATTCACCGTCCACCAATGCGTGAAGATGCGCGGCTTCCGTCAAAATTTGCTTGGCTAAATCCCGCGCTTTGTCGGACGACACCCCGCGTTTACTGTTCAGTTCTGAGTACAGCATCCGCGCCAGCCCCTGAATGTTCAGGCACAGCAAGCTGAAGTCCCTATCTTTCTTTTTCATTAAGAAGTTCCTTTAAGTTCATCAAGTCTTGTTCGTAGTGTTGCGCTGCGGTTCGCTTGTCCATTGAGTGTCGTTGCACTTTGGTGCGCCGCCTAAGTTCTGAAGTTACGATTTGTTTGACCATGCGGATGATGCGCAGTTGCTTTTCGGGAGTCATTGACACCAATGTTCAGATAGGACAAAGCCGATAAGGAAACCGGCAGCAAAAGCCACAGCGGTGAGCACCAAGAGGTGTTCAAGATTAAATTGGAACATCACACCAATGCCTCGGGTTGGTTTAACTTCTTTTCACGTTCTTGTTTTTTGAACCACGCAACGATCTTCTTGCGCTGCTCCGGTGTTTTGAACGGCCAGCGCCACTCGGCTAAAGTCAATCCGCTCGGGTGCTTTAGGTTTTTCATCTAGTTCTTTCCTTCTTCGTAGTTTACGGAATGCTTTGGCTTCGATTTGTCTGACACGCTCTCGCGTTACATCAAGAATATTTGCTACCTGCTCAAGCGTGCGTTCTCCAGTGCCGTCAACACCCCATCGCAATATGATGGCTTTTCTTTCTCTTGGGGTTAAACTTTCAAGCATGTCAGATGTAACCTTAACAGTTTCTTTTTTATACAACGCCTCCTCCGGGGAGTCGTATGTTATTTGTCCTGTTATTGTGGGAAGATTTTGCGCAAGCTGATCAAGGTCGTCACGGTCCATTCCCCGTTCGGAGTAGTTCTTATGCAGCTTCATTGTAAGTTGCTCATCAGTCCACAAGTCATTGGGTGCCGCACCAAATATTTCCATTAGCTTTTTAGCAGCTACGCAAAATTCACCTTCTGAAGTGATGGGCGCTTTTTTGAGGGATATGAACATATTCAAGTCGTTGTAGTGGATGCCGTGATCCTTGGCGAATTTGGGTATAGATGTGTAACCCGTTTCTTCAATCAAATTAAGAATCAGGTTATTGCGAACAATTACCTTAACCCGATACTCGCTGACGGTATCTTCGCTCATGTGTTCTTCTTCCTTAGTTTGGCTTCGATGGCTTGGGCAATAGCTAATGGCGAAAGTTGTGCAAACCCAAGTTGTGAACACTCCTCGTAGACTTCCTCATCCGTCAGCCCAACCCACTCTCCGTCTATCTGTTGTTGAATGGCTTGGCTCAGAACTTTGATTGGTTCAATGCAATCTTTTCTGACAAAACCCGCCAAATCCATTGCGTCTTCATGAAGTTTATCTTCGATGATATAACCGCACCCTCCGTAAATTTGTTCTAGTGCTTTTAACGCTTTCTCCATTGCATAAATGCTCATGTGTTCTCCTCCTAAAACTTGTAGTTGTGTTGGCGCATACCGAGGATCTGTAACCAATGATTCTGAGTTTTACCCCGGCTCTTCGTCGTCTTGCCGTTGATGACCACGCGCATCTTCTTGGCGTAGCGCAACTTTGCGGCTCGGATTGTCTTGATACCAAACGCAGGGCGCGGCGCGTCGAACAACCCGTCGAACCCACGCAGGTACATGGGTGCTTCCCTACCACCGTTGCCACGTTGTAGTGAGTAGTTGACGATCACAAAGCCACCAGTGCCGGAGCCGTACTTCTTTCTCGCATGGATGACCGCGCTACTGACCGAGTGCTGCTTCAGGCCAAGCTCGTCGGTAATCTGTGCAATGGTACGGGGTTCTCCGTCAGCAAGTAGCGCATCGACCGCATCACGCACTACGGACTTATAGACCCTTGGCATCACCGTACTCAACTTCTAATATTTTTTGGCAGTAGTGGATCGCCTTGCGAATGTCCTCAGCACCGTTCTTGTCTCGATACCGCGACAGGTACTTGATGGCGTTCCCGGCTAGATACGGGATCTCGTTCCCGGCAATGTAGTCCCAAGGCTGGATTGCCCTGCCTTTGTAGTGCGCACCGCCAACCTGTAGATCGTTGGCCGTCGTTTGTTTTTTGGTTGTTGTCATTGTACGACCCCAAAAAGGATCAGAAGCAGCAGGGAGAGGGCGGCGATAGCCATGCCTACACCGACCAACATGTCTTGTTTTTGTCTGAACGTCGTGTATCTCACTTTGCACTCCGTAAAAAATTAAAACTAGCGGAATCTGGTAACTCATTAACACGTGTTAATAAATCAGCAAAAGATTCCAAGCCAGTTTCGTCGACTAGGATGGCAACCCCGCCCGCAGATGATAGTTCCCGCAAGTTCTTTAGCTGAAGATCCGTAGGCTGATTGCCGTTGGCTTTGCACTCGATGCCGAGGAACCGTCCACGTAGGCAAGCCACAATATCGGGAACCCCGGAAGCACCGTAGCCGTGCGTGGCTGGCATGAAGTGGTAAGCCCCATGCGCAGCCAACAGCTTCTTCACTTTGTCCTTCACCTTTTTCTCAGGCGTGGACATTTCTTGCTCACTCTACAGCAGTCGAGATGAGCTTGGCTTCAAGATACCTGACGACCGCCATCGCGTCGTAGTATTGGGTTGACATTTTGCGCAACTGATGTTGCAACCCGGCGATCTCTTCTTTGGCCGTGTCCAACTCTCGGCGTGACGGGGCTGGGGGCGCGACTGTAGCGGGTTTGGGTGCGGGCGGCGCGGCGTCCTCTGGCAGCAGGATGTACCCCGTACCTATCTTGTCTACGGTACCAGCACTAAACAGTTTCGATATCGCCGTGTACACCTGAGCCGATGGCCGTTTGATTTTGGCTATGATTTCTTTCGGAGTCATAGGCGCTTTGGATGCGGCGAGGGTTGCGATAACTTGTTTGCGAACTGAGATCTTTTTCATTTGCACTCTTCCTTGATTTGTTGATACTCGTCATACGATATGTAGATCACGATTACATCTTCTTCTAGCTTGCGTCCTATACGTTCTCCTCTCCTAGATTTATTAACATTTGTTAATCTGAGCAGCGCAAACCGCTCTGACACGAACTTCGGCGCTACCGCCAAGTTTGGGATGTCTATGAACTCGATGTCTCGATTGTCTATGGCCCGAATGGAATGCACTTGGTTGCTGTCGAATGTAACGCGGACTATGTAGCGCATCTATAAGAACCTTTGTTGTGTACGTAATATATAGCTCCAGTTGAACTATGTCAAGCACCACAACGGTTCTTATTCTGCGAGTACCTCAACCCAGAAAGTGTTAGGGCGTGTGCGCATGCCAACCTCGGGGACTAGCTTCCCCTCATCGACTAGGCGCAGCATGGCTACCGCTTCTTGTACACAGGCCGGAGCGGCTAGTAGCGATGGGAGCACCGTAAGCCCTCTGTTGATTCCCCCATACCCTAACTTGTCATAGGAAAACATATCGACCGTATCATCCGCGTTTATCGTTATGCTCACCTTCATAATCTGACGCGATTTCATGCGGTCCCACTCCTTGGCGGCAGCGATACCCTTGTCGTACATCCTAATAAATGATGGCGTGCGTGGTACGTAACCGGAAGCCACCATGCGTTCGACCTCGACTATAAGATCAGATTGTGTAGTCGAAAACGCCTCGATGAACGCCGTACGCAGAGAATACTTCCACGCATCAACCTCATTGTCGTACGTGTGAAATGTCCTGTTGGCAACCTCTTCTGGTGTGAACGATATGGCGAAGTCGCGCAGATACCTGAGCACCTTTTTCACATCTCCAGTTCGCTTTTGATGCTTACGCGCCCCATTGAACCGTGATTGGTTGATTAGCCTAGACTGAACTACCCACGCATCCTTATCCCGGTACAAAGAGGCAAGCAAAGTACCCGACGGAAATCTAGTGTCGTGGAACCGGACAGATGATGGGTTCAACACCTCTATCCGGACGGGGAACCTGCTCACATGGGTTCGTCGTAAGTCCTTTAGCAGCGAAGTTACAACGGGGCTAAGCTGATCGGTATTTTCGATTAGCAACATGGCACTCTCCTTAAAACATAGAAAGAATCTGATCGACCTTGGACTTCACATCTAAACGTGTTGTATCGTTCTCTCTGAGATCCTTAGCTGATACTCCAACGATTGCTGTCTCAAGCTGTTTACGGGCAGTCTCCAGTTTGGTATCGCCCGTCACGTTCAGCTTAGTCAGCAGCCCGCACAACTCCACCGCATTAGTGACCAGCGTGTCGCGGAAGATCTGAGTCTTGATGACCTCTCCGTCTTTGCTGGTGCGCGGTGATTCCGAGTCGGCCAGCTTCTCACTCATCCGAGTCAGACATTCATGGAGCCGGCTCCATGCATCTTGCATAGCTTCTGACAACTTGTTCTGATAAAACGATTCGTACTGGGATTTCAACTCCCCGAGATGCTCCTCGTTCACGTCAATCCTGAAGTCCCCGATCTCCGGCACGGGCAGGAACACATACCGGAACTTGAACTTATCCTCCAGCTTGTGCGCGTCGGGATACTCGTCTGCATCGAACAGATCGCCTAGCTGGAACGCAGCCGCACTCACCAGCGTCGGGTACTCGGTCAAGAACTCATCGACCGCTTCCTTGAACTGAATCTCGTAGTCGGCCAGCATTGCCTTGTAGTCAAAGAAGTTCTTCATGGGTAGCAGCCGCGAACCCGCATCCGACCACGGCAGTGTCTGCTCGTAGTGCCACACGCGAATCGCACCGACAAGTTTCTGCAACTCGGCCAGCTTGCCAGTGTTACCGAGCAGCGCCTTGTGATAGTTCCCCGCTCGCCCCTTGGTGTTTTTGGCAACGTCGATCTCGTCCGAGACTTTCTTGTCCATCTTGCGACCAGTCCATGCCGAGATGTTCAGGTCAACCAACATTGATGCGTTCTGAATACTCATTTGCACTCTCCTTAATTTATTAACAGGTGTTAACTTATTGGACGCGGACCGTCTTACCGGTCTCGCTTACTTGGTCCGACGTGATACCCCACAGCACAGGGCACGGCCATGTGCCACCCCAGTCACTACCCACGTACCCATCACTTAGCACAACCGCACACTCGGGCTTGAGTTTATGCTTGGCGATATACTTAGTGATGCAACTAGGCGCAGTCCCGCCACCGCCCCGTGGCTTGGTGCTGGACAACAAGTCCTCTAGCTGATCACGCTCATACTTCTCGTGCTGCGCTACCCGTGTGTCCCAATACAACAGGTCAATCCCCTCGGGTGTAACCGTCTCACAGATCTTGCGGATCTCGCCTAAGAACTGCCCGATCTCCTGCGGCCCGATAGAGCCTGATGTGTCGATGGCAACCACGATGCGTCCAACAGACTCACCGATTAGAGATGGCATGTAAACATCTTCGCCTATCCACCGCCGAGATGGTCTGCGCCACGTGGACTCGTCCTTATCCTGACAAAAGCTAGTCACGAACTCGCGCAACGCTTCGCGCCAGTCCACCTTGGACTCCAGCGCATCGGTGATTTCACGTGGAACATTGCCACCCAACTTGCCAGCGAGGATCGCACCTTGGCGTAAGGCTTGGTCTATGTCCTTCGCCAAAACTTCTTTCTCCTCGGTACTCATCTCCTCGGCCGCTTCCCAGTCATGGGCGTCCATACTGTCGGCCTCATCCACAGGCACGTCCTTGCCTACCGGATCTCCTTTGGTCTTGATGCGTACGGAGCCCTCCTCAGCTTGCTGCTTAAGATCTTTATAGACGCGCTGTGCATCCCACCCTCGGTACTTCGGGTCAAGTAGTGCGCAGTCAGGCAGCACCACACCGTCGTTCTCGATCAGCAGGTTGATCACATAGTCACATGCAATGTTCGCAAGCTGCGCATGCTCCTTGTACAGATGTTTCCACGTGGTCAGATGCCGGAACGCTTTATGCAGATTCTCGTGCAGGATCACGGCACGTAACTGCTCGTCGGGTAGCTTCGATGAGAACTCCCTGCCATAGAGCACATCCCGCCCATTGGTCGCTGCGGTTGGTAGATCATCCTCGACCGACACTTTGCCCAGCATGAAGATGCCCGAGTACAGGCAATACTTCGGATGCTTCATCAGCCACACATGCGCACGTTGGATGCGCTGCTCAACGGTTAGTTTGGTAGTCATTTATTAACTCCTGTTAATTTGTTTTCAGAACAACCACTGATTCTTCAGCGCCCAGTCCTTGAAATCCTTGTTCATCACGCAGAACGACTGCTTGTCCCTAGACTTCATCACGCTCGTAGCGAACAGGGCTTGCCACTCCATGTCCATACGTTGTACGTACACCATCCACTTAGCCAGCGTATCCTTAGTCACGCGAGTAATAGCCGAGAACACAAGGATGCACCGCGCCACCGTATCGTCAGGCAACTTAGCCCCACTCGGGTTGTTAGTGATGGCATCCCACGTAGGCAGCTTGTCCACCACCGTAAAGAACGCTTGCATGTCACGTGCCGCAGACTCACCGATAGTCCCCGTCAGCAGAGAGATGGTCAGCGCATCACCCAACACTTCACGCTGCTTGGCGATGTGGCTCGCTTTCTCTAAAGATCTTGGTGTGACAACCGCTCCACTGCCTGCACGCGTCGGGTTGAAGATGTACGGATTGTCGGACTGCGATGCGTCGGTGTAGCTTGCCAGCGCATGTGGAAACTGCTTTGTCCAAGCAATGATGGTCGGGTCAATGTCGTTCTGAATCGCCCACTCGATCCACTCGTCAGCATCAGGCTTGCGCACAGTCACCAGCGCCACGCGGTTGCGAGCGTGAGCCTCAAGCATATCCCCCACCCCGTCAGTCATCAGGTTAGTTGTGCCGAACACCTTAGAGCCCTCGGGTAGATAGTCATCCCCGATGCGCCCCTCCAGCATGAGAG